CACTTGCGGAACTTCTCCTTTCTGACATTCACGATATTCTGAAAAGCGACAACATCCGGGTTGTTTATGGGGATTGGGAAGGAGGACTTTCCACAGATTCCTCCGACACAAAGAAATCGCGTTTTCATGACCGCTCTATCATTCTTGTAGCCAGGGGTTGGAAAGGTGGAATTCGAGGGATCAACCTGAAACACAGTCGTCCTGATGTAATTTTCCTAGACGATGTGCAGACGAAAGAGAATTCTGAATCAGAAACAGAGAGCAAAACACTTCTTTCTGAACTGATCGGAACAATTTTCAAGGCCCTGACCCCACTTGGGAATAAACTGATTATCTACGTAGGGAATATGTATTCGGATCATTGCATCCTGGCGCAATTTAAGAAAAACCCAGGCTGGATTTCTATGATCACAGGGGCAATTCTCACAGATTGCAAACCACTTTGGCCGGAACTTTTCTCTCTGGAAGCTCTCATGGAAAGTTATTACCATGATGAAGCTCTGGGAATGGCTCATATCTGGTTTGCAGAAATCATGAATGATCCTACGAATACAGCACAGAGTATTTTCCCGAACCCACTCCCAGATTGTCCAATTCCAGAGCATGATTTCACAGCTGCAACTGGCGCTTTTATTACAATTGACCCAGCCGGATTTAGGAAAACTTCGGACGAAAACGTAATTGTCGTACATCTGAAGTTTGAAAACTGCGGTGTGATTGTAGAAACTGTGAAAGGAATTCTAGATCCAGAGCAGATAATCACTCAGGCCCTTTCCCTAGCAATCAAGTGGCGCTGTTCTCTTATCTGCATCGAAGATACCGGATATCAGATGACTCTGGCATTCTGGATGAATAAATATATAGTCCAGTATTCCTTATCAGATCTGGTAGTTCTCCCGGTTTCTCCCCACGGCCGGCACAAGGAATCTCGCATCCGACTTTTTATCAAGGATCTTTATGCAGAGAACTATTATATCTATGATCCAGTGACTAGACGGGATTTCACTTGGCAGGCTTCTATGTATAAAGTAGGAAAACCGAATAACAGAGATGACCTCTTGGACGCTTGTGCTTATGGCCAGGATGTCCGAAATGAATATTGGCAACATATTTCCTTCCTAGATCATGGGATCACGATAGAAGGAACCTGTAGAGTAATTCCCAACAACACTCCTTTTTAAGGAAACAAGAATGCCACAACTTTCTGCAAAAACTCAGGAACTTGTGCTTCGCTTCTGTACTGATGTCCTGACAGAACATAAGAAGCACGAGGATTATTATTCAAAGATGGAGGCTATTGATATAGCTTTCGCTCGTTATATTGCTTCCAGGGATCCTAAAACTGGGGAAGTTCAGGGAGAAGGAATTGATGCTGCTACTGTCCATACTGGCGTTTTTAATGTTCCTAGCACTGTTCCTCCTATTGTTGTTTCCCAAGTGGAAAGTATGGTTGGGTATTTGTCAGAAGTATTCCTGTCCGGCTCCCCCCTTTTCCCTATCGTGTCTAATCCTGCTAATTCGCAAGCTGCAAGCGCATTGGAAGCTCTCCTGGATAATCATTCTACCCTTGGCGGTTATCCTAGGGAGCTGCTTATATTTCTACGGGATGCTGTTAAATATAATCTTGCAGCCCTAGAAACTGACTGGAGTTCTGTAGATCAGTACGACACTCTGGATGAACTTATCATGCCAGAAGTTCCGGCAGTTCGGGAAACCAAAGTCCATTTCACTAAATTGCGCCGGCTGGATCTTTACAATACAGTCTGGGATAGGAATGTAGCTCCTGGGAATATCGCCAGAGATGGAGACTACGCTGGCTATATTGAAATTCTCTCCAAACCGAAACTGAAGCGCCTGTTGAATAAGTTTTCTCAGGAACAGGAAGTCCAGAATGTTCCTCAGGCAATGAAATCCTACATCAGTCAGGATGCTCCGAATTATAGAATCCATCCACAGATCTCTGATTACGTCTCAGCCAGAAAACCAGTGGACGGAATTGATTGGGCGGCTTTTCTAGGATTTTCCAACGAAGAGAAGGCTACAGGTTTTGCAGGGAATTACGAAGTCTTTACTCTCTACGCAAGACTTTGTCCGGATGACATCAAATTTCCTGGCCCAAAGCAAAATCATCCCCAGGTTTTCAAAATCGTCATTGTGAATGGGAATATTGTAGTTCAGGTTAAGAGAATCATTTCTGCCTACGATTATCTTCCAATCCTTTTTGGCCAGCCCCAGGAAGATGGTCTGGGATATCAGACGAAAAGTATTGCAGAGGGTGGAATTCCAATTCAACAGGCGGCTGGAACTCTTTTCAATATTCGTTTCAATTCCGCCAGACGCGCAGTTGCGGACCGGGCGCTCTACAATCCATCCGTTATTGCTATGAAGGACGTAAATTCCCCGGTTCCGGCAGCGAAAATTCCTGTCAAAACCAATTCTCTTGGCAACACAAGAATTTCCGACCATTACCATTCCATTCCCTACGATTCTCGTGGGACAGAAACAGCAATGCAGGACGCAATGGCGATTGTTGCGTTTGGGAAAGAACTTTCTGGCCTGAATAATCCGATGCAGGGACAGTTCCAGAAGGGAAATAAAAGTGTTCAGGAGTGGAATGACACAATGGGTGGGGCAGACGCCAGACTTCGGCTTCCGGCGCTTGCTTTGGAATATCAGTTTTTCGCACCACTGAAGGAGATTCTGAAATTCAACATTTATCAGTATGGGAAAGATTCAGTAGTAACTTCCCAGAAAACTGGAAAGGAAGTTGCAGTTCAGATCGCAGCCCTTCGCCAGCAGATTCTTTCTTTCCGCGTAGCCGACGGCTACACTCCGAAGAGCAAACTGGCCGGAACTGATGCTTTGATCCAATCTATGACGATGATTTCCCAGAATCAACTTCTTGCCCAGCAATTTGGTCCGCTTCTCCCACAGATGATGCTACATATCATGCAACTCTTGGGAATTCGTGATCTTCCTGAATACATTCCACAAAATCCGCAGCAACAAACCCAAGGACAAACAGATGAGCCTGCTTGAAAACCTTTTCCCGGAAATTCCCTTGGAACCCACAGACGTGGAACTCCTGTTGGAGACTTTTCATAATCCAGTAGTACGGAAATATCTCAAAGCATTGGGGACAGAAGTAGCTAAAGAACTTCTGGCTCTTGATATACTGGCTGAAACGCCAGAAACTCTGCATAAGAAACAAACTCTTGTGACAGGTAAACTTGAAGTAATTGGAACTCTTCTCTCAATCTAGGAGTATTAAAATGGGTATTATTGATAGCATTCTTGGTCGTCCTGCAACTCAGGCCGCAAAATCAGTTCCTGCCGCACCTGTACAGGAACAGGAAAACCAAATCCAGCAGCAACAAGCTGAAACAAATCCACTTGACGCATATAAGGGTTTGCAGGATACTGGGGACACTACGGATGAATCCGCTCCCTCTTTTTCTATCGACGATGAAGCTCTTTCTGGAGTTGCTGGAAAATTGAATTTCATCAAAGATATCAATCCTGAACTTGTGCAGAAAGCTACTTCTGGAGACGCCGGCGCTTTGGTAGCTCTGATAAACGCAACTGCACAGCAATCTTATCGCGCAGCTTTGAAACATGTTACAACTCTTACCGATACCCATTTGGCTCAAAGAGAATCTTTCAATCAAAAAGCTATCAAGTCTGGCGTTCGGGAAAATCTGATTCAGCAGGAAATCTCCTCAGTCCCCAACGCAAACCACCCAGTTGTCCAAAAAGAACTTGTGCGTATTGCCAGGGATTTTGCAAAAAGTAATCCGGATGCTACTCCGGCACAAATCAAAGAGCAGAGCATTCGTTATTTCAATGAAGTTCATAACGCAATGTCTGGTCAGCAAGAACAAGCTCCCAAAAAGGCTTCTGAAGTCACTGATTGGGAAAGTTTCCTTACTTCTTAATTTCTCTGGAGAATCAAAATGGCACTCGTTGATGGCGTTTTTAACACAGTTCCCAAAACCGGCTGGCCGACGGAACTTAACAAGAAAAGTCTTTGCTCGGAACTGATGCGGCTTTTCCCGAATGGCGCAAGTCCTATTACTGGACTCTCTGCTATGCTGGGAACTACTACTGCCGTCGCTTCTACGCACGGATATTTTTCCAAGACTGCGGAATTTATTTTCACCACGGTCGGCGTAGGTTATTCTGCAGGCGCTGGAACTATTACTCTAGCTTCTGGCGCCGGTCTGGCTGCTGACGATATTATTCACAATGTAACTACTCGTGAAAATATGCGGATTGTTTCCATGGCTGGCGCTGTGGCAACCGTCACAAAAGGTTATGGTCGAGTTACCGATACCACCGGAACTGCCGGGCATAAAATTATCAAAGTTGGTTCTGCCAAGCCGGAAAACTCTAGTCGTCCTACTGCTCGCCAGTTCCCGGTTGTTTATGTTTCCAATTACACCCAGATTTTCCGGAATGCTTGGGCAATTACTGGAACTGCTGCGGCTTCTCTTTCGGAAATCGGTTTCAATAATGTTGCTGAAAACCGTCGGGATGCTGCTTTCCTGCATACTCTGGAACAGGAAACTGCAACTATCTGGGGCCAGGCGAAAATGGATACCGCTGGTGCGCAGCCGATTCATACTACGCAAGGAATTATTGATGCAGTTCGTCAATATACTTCCAATGCGAACTATGTAACTGCTGGCTCTACTACGAATCTGACAGAATTTGTCGGTTATGTAGCTAAGGCTTTCAAGTACAGCACAGATCTTTCCAATCCTCGTCTGCGCTATGCTTTTGGCGACAGCAAAGCAATTGATGTAGTTAACCAGATTGCTGTTAAGAATGGTTCTGTTCAGCTCACTCCTGAAACTACGACTTTCGGCATGGATTATTCCAATTTCAAATGCTACAAAGGAACACTGCGTTTGATGGAACATGCTCTGCTGAATGGCTACGATGAAACTGCCGGGCGCCTGATTATTCTGGATATTCCTTCTATCAAGCTGGCTTATATGCCTGGCCGGAATGCGAAGGTGGAACAATACGGCGAAAGCGGAAAGATCGTAGAAAACGGAACTGACGGACAGGGAGGTTCCTTCACTAGCGAAATGGCCGTGGAACTTCGTAATCCTTGGGGTTGCGTAGTTATTGAAGGTCTCACTGCTGGTGCCGTTGGTTAATTCTTTTTAATCCCACATTCAACAGACTTTCTCCTGAGTCTTTCCTGAATGTGGGATTCTTTTTATCTGGAGTATCAAAATGGGTGAATTTGTTCACGTTTATAATGATGGCGGTGGGATTCGGAACGTTCCAACTTTGAGTGGAGTTGGAACTATTCTGGGAGGAAAGGATAGGAATGCAAATCCTGGGGCTGGTTCTAGTATTATTGCGTCTATTGGAACGCCGTTTGTTATTCTCCCTGGAGACGGGGCAGCAGTCGGGATGTTCTTCACCAATTCCGCCGGAGCCTTTACGCTTTCGGCGGCTATTCTGACTAACGTATGGAACGTACTCAAGGGATGCTGGTGCTATTTACCGGCAAACTTCGGAGGCAAAACATATCCGGCTGGCTGGTATTGGGCCGTGTTTTCTAGCGATACTGCTGGAATTTTGTACAACAATACCTATAGCTCCGGTGTTCCAGTTCGCCCATCAGTACTTACTCCTTTTTCTGACAACCTATCAGGATGGCTAACTCAAACTCTAGCGGAGATTACCGGGCCGACTGGATTCACGCTGCACGGCGGGTCGATGGGTCCAAGCGGAAACGTCAAGATCCACGCAAGAGGATCTGGAAACACAACCTCGACCAAATCTTTCAGGCATTATCTTGGGTCTACGGCAATTTTTATCACCCAGCCAACAACCTCTCCGTCTTATGAATTTTTGGTTGTCACCGCAAATCAGGGCAGTGAATCACTACAGAGCAATGCGAGGGTTAGCGCAGTTACTGGTGTAGGACTAAATTCTGCTACATGCTCAGCAGCAGAATCATCTTCTATCGATACATCTGTAAATCAAACCTATTCTGTCAGTTTGCAAATCAGCACAACCTCTGCGTGCGCCATCCTGCTGCACGCCGACGTATCAGTTACCTACGGAGCATAGTCAATGGCAAAACTAACATTTACCGGGCCAACCCGCGAATCTGATGCAGAATTGGCACGAGCGGCTGCTGTCTCTTCTGGAATTCCAGTACATGTGCATATAATTCCAGCAGAAGAGAGCATTGTCGTGACAACTGGAGACGATGTTTTTGTTCCCCCTTCTTCCAGAATTATCACAACTGAGGCTTTTCGAGATAGATTTACTCCTGCAGAGCTTCTAGCAATTGTTGCCTCCACTGATGCGCAGATCAAATATGCCCTCCTGAAACTTTCCACAAAAGAGCAGCCATTGATTGATTTGGATAATGCAGAAGTTATTGCAACGATGGATCGTCTGGTAACTCTCTCCTTGGTAACAGCTGCAAGAAAAACTGCG